AGCTCGATATTGAATTATATTATTTATTTTTCATAATGATATTTAATACACCCAAAAAAAAAAATAAATAATATTATGATTAAAACTCAGATTCTCCATCTGAGAAATCATTGTTATGCGATTGCTCCATATATTCAGTAAATGCATTAATCTTTATGGTATCTGGTAAATATACCTTTGTGTTATTTTTAACTGATAAGTCTATGTCATATTCAGTTTTAGATTTTAGATTACCTACATATAATCTCTTTGAATATATAGAAACTGTAGGCTTTTTAAAATGCCTTAATTTATATCTTATACCACTGTCGACATTGCATGGATTAAACATGATATGTTCTAAACTCATACTACCGCACATATCATTATTAGGGCTAATAAATTTTTTCCATCGATGACTTTTTTTCATATATTCATTCAATGCATCTATCTCTTGAATTGTTAATATTGTTGAATATCCTCTCTGTGCTATTTTTAATATAACTTCAACACATGGCTTAGAATTAAAGAACCATTTATAATTATTATTAACACCACTTAATACAGCAAATAAGCAGCTATTAATAATATTAAGTCCTTTATAGAACTGGTTATTGTCATGTATATCTTTAATTATTTCACTAGGATGATTAACAACATACCCATTTTCTTCGTAATTACTAATAACAGGTTCTATCTTATCAGCCCAATATTTTTTTATTTTACGAATATGATTATACTTGTCAGGAACTACTGTATTTCCACCATCATACCAAGACCTAACAATTGGACAGTGAAATTTCTTTACCATTTTATCAGGGCCGTATGATACTCTAAACATGTCAATTGGTCTAATCAATCCGGGGCCATATATTTTGAATTTAAATGAAGATGCTGTATATACCTTCTGAATCCATACACTGCCTATATGCGAACAATTTTTTTTAATTTGTTTGTATAAAATATTGGCAATTTCTTCAAATGTTTCGTAGTTATCTATCGAAATTGATATATCGATATCTGATATTTCGTTATATTTAGGTTTCAATGGCTTATCATAACTATTTTTCTTTTCATCCGAAACATTATCATTTTTCGATATTTCATCAACTTTGGTAAGAACTTGTTTTTCGAATTCGTTATCTGGTAATGAATGGTATGATGGATAATAGTATTCTAAATAAGACATGAAATCTTTTTCAGATTCGGATAACTTGGTGGTGTGTTTATACAAATTATCGTTATATTTAATAGAAGTTTTGATCGACCTAGCCGTATTAAATCGGACATCTCTAAAATACTTTTCTAGTTCTATATAAGCTAAACATGGTACAAGTATAGAACCTGACACTGCAGCTTTATATTCGCTAAGATGTATATTTGTTAAAGCACCTCCAGTAGCTAAATAAAATCTTTTCTCAAATACTTCAATAGCATGTATATATCGCTCGCATCGTAAATAATAAGGTACTGATTGCACTAATGATACATCTCCTGTTATTTGTTGTATATAAGGATCCTGTTCAATATGATACATGTAGCTTATAGGCATTAATATGGCTTCCATATGAGTAAATATGATTCTATATGTACGGCGTATTTGAGAAAACATTACAGTATCTTCGTGATTAAAGATATACATTGCATAATAGAAATAATGCATAAATATTTCTTTATATTTTTTATCTGAACTAAATAAAGGATTAATCAAATCCCACATACGCGAGTCTTTTACTATATGGCATATAGATGGAGTAATCAATAATCTTAAAATGGATTCAAACATCAAAAATTTTAGATTTAAATCGTTCAGAGTATTTAGTATTTTAATTACAGGGTCTATATTTGGATATTGACTTGGATTAAGAACTAAGTATCCTAAGAAATTATTATACTTTTGTGATACATTATATTCATCTAAATAATCCCTGTTTATTTCATCTCTTTCGGATTTTGCATCATTAAAAGATGAATCCAATTGATTAGGATAGTCGGCGTTTCTTCTTACATCACTAGCGAGGTTTTGCCAATCCTTACACTCTACATTAAAATAAGGCCAAAATCTTTTCTTAAACAACTCTAAACCATAATCAGGTTTGTCTAATAGTTCAATCCATGTATAACTATATTTACCAAGACTTTTCACCCATAATTCAATTCTCTTTGTTACATTATTACTTAAGTCTATGTTATCGAAAAATTTCGTAGAAATTGATAAAATATCAATTAATTGATTAAATGTAAATGATGGCGGTGTATTATCTAAAATTTTATTAAGTATGGAATCATGAAATCCAGATTTATGCAATATTAAATAATCGCCGTCAAATCTTATTTGATATAAATTATTTACAGATTCCGCTTTAGTTATGGTTATCATATGGTCAATAATAGAGGTATCTTTCTGTGGTATTTGAAATGAATCATTACCGAGTTTGATTTTAATGAGAGCCATGATGCGTAATTTTATTTTCTGATAACTATTTTCAAATTTGAAAATATAATTATAAGTTATTATTCGAAACAGTGCTTGACGCAATGGTTTACTTTATCAGAACGCGCAAAAGTATTAATGATAGTTTAAGCAAAATAGTCAAAACCATGATTAATATTGAAAGAAATCAACATATTTTCGACCTAAATGGAAATTTGAATAATAGTCAAGCTTCTAAGAATCCGTTTAATGTGTTCACTTATAACAATATAGATTTTGAGGTATCCGTTTCTATAGGTGTATTATTAATTTATACTAATGAAGATACTAATTCGAATTATTGTGTAATGCAACTAGTATCAGAATTTCAAAGATTGGCTGATGAATCATATGCAAATTGCGGAAAATTGCCGATTAATTACAGTGGATACAAAAGTACTTATTATACTATGGTATCGAGAGATCCATCTTATATCCAAAACACAACTACTAACAGTACTGTAGGAGTATCTTTTAGAAAAATTGTCTCATCAAATAATAACGTTAAAAAATGTATTGACGATGGGACTAGATTTGTTTGGTTGGTTCAAGTAATTTCCAATAATAATTACTTAACATTACATGAATTGGCCGAAAGGATGCCTAATAAAACATATTTAATGAGGTCCGCCTCAACGATAATATACGACCAATCGGACTTATTTAATGTACCGACTGATACTAAACAATTGGATTATCCATACATTCATCAATACACATTATTTTCGCAAAATAGATTATTGGAAAAGCCTGTTATTATAGGGGAGGCATATGGGATTGCATATGAAATAGCTTCATACTATAATACAGATGAACTAACAATCAAAAGTCCTAGATTTCTAAGTCGAAATAATCCTAGAGGTGAATTAGTTGATTACAATAATATTAAGTTAAGACGCATTAATACAGCTAAACATTGGTATTTGCAAATACAGGAAAAATTTGACCATGAAAAACAAGAATTACAAGAGCAGCAATCTGAAGAAATCGGAAAACCTCCGTTTCGTGTAGATATATGTTTCATTACACACGCGCCTATATACAAATATTGCTATATTCTTAAAGTCGGGAAAAACATTAATAATTTAGCAGACCCTGTATATGAAAACATAACTCATATTATGGTTTCACCATCTATTTATAGTTCTTATTTCAGTACAAATTTAGATCCAACCATGAATTTTGAATATAAAAATATATTTGAGCAATATTTTAATTACATGACGGGTTATACTATTATTGACCTGTATATTACATTATTTCCTAGAACTGAACTAGAGGCAATAGAATTAATACCAAAAAATAAAATATCGGAAGAGCGATGTAATCTATTAAAATGCATTTCAATTAATGGGTGTTGTGTAATTAATACTGAAGGATATAATTATAATGTATTTACAGCAGACCTTGATAGAAAAATTGTATATGCTGGATTTTACGAAATAAACGACAAAATTTTATTTGATTATAAAAACTCTAATACAGTTTTATTCGGGGTTAAATTTGATGTAAGTTAAATTTCATTGTTTAGACAATAAACTTATGAACCCATAAATTTCATCAGTATATTCCCTTGTAGAGACACCATTAGGGATTTTGTCAGGTCTTTTTATATCCAACATTAAATAGAATATAGGATAATCAGTTTCGTTATATATGGAATGTTCTTTACTACTATCATATATTATCATATTTTTTGATGATAGTTTTTTGGATTCGCCATTTACCCAAATTCCACACTGTTCTATTGAGGCCGATGGTATGGATTTTAATACAATTATACACCTCAATGTATAATTCGAAAGTTCTTTCCATTGCGTTGATTTTTGTATTTTACTATGTTTATCCAACTTTATAAACGCGCATGATTTGATATCTGGTACATTTTTTAATAAATCAAACATATTAGAACATAGTTCTTTCCTTTCATTTGATATAACACTGAACATAAAAATAGGAAAAACACTTACATTTCCTACTGTAAATTGTTTATCAGGCCATTCTATCCATCTTTTATCATTTTCTATTTTTTCAAAATCGTTATTTATGACATTAATGTTATTATCATTGATGTACGTTAATATTGGGTAAGTTTCTTTATAATAATAATTGATACTCTTCGGAGCAAAAATAAGAAGAGAGACGCATATAATAAAAGTAATTACTACAATTCCTATACAAATAAAAGTTGCATTTAAGTCAAACATTGTTTATACATTCAACTAATTATCTTTTCTAAATTAGAAATACTCATATCTCCGTTTAATCTCATTTTATATGCGTCATAGAATACAACGGAATCAATCCATGGTAAGTTATTTTTTACTGTTGTGTATTTAACGCCAGGTTTAAATAGTTCTTTGTTATTATATATTTCAACAGCTCTTTGTTTAATTGTTTCATCTGATAAAAATCCTTCTCTCAATTTATTAGTCGAAATAATATATAATAACAATAATATGCATATTATTTTAACATAGACCATTATAATATATTTGTATTACAATAAAATTATATTATAAAATAATGAATTAATTATTATTTAATATTTTTAAATAAAATTTTTCGAATAATATATATTAAATTTTAAACAATGACACTTAGTCTCGGTGGAACTAGTACTTATTCTGGTGGAACTTGCGATAAGAAACATGGGGGCAAGAAGCGTTCTAAGAAGAAGCACGGTGGTTCTAAGAAGAAGAAGCATCATGTGGGCGGTTCTAAGAAGAAGCGCCGTTCTTCTAAGAAGAAGTAATCTAAGAAGTAAATTTATTTAAAAATACTAAGTAAAGATTCTATAGAAAATCTTATTTCTTGGTATGAACCTCTGTTAATTTCACAAATACAATCTATATTATATTTTTTAGCGAACTTAGCAATAATAGATAAACTGGATTTTTTTATTTTTTTCATATCTAATCCATCATCTATATGGGCATCTTGATTCCATATATCATCATCACTGGCAAAAACAGGTTTATGATTATCCTTGCCTGTGTCAAATGTATCTATTGATGACCCATTAAGATGAAATAACAATATCTTATCAGGATGTTTTAGTTCGTTGAACCACGTTTCCATTATTTTCATGTTATCGACTTCTATACCAGCCCCCCATAGATGAGCTGTATCAATACACCACCCCCAATTTGTATAATTCGCGCATTTTGAAATTAGTAAGTCATTCAACCTATTGATTTTCTGAGGAGTTTCATATGTCTTTAATGTGTCTGGTTTTATTGCAGTCATTTCTAATATTAAAGGCGTTTTATATTTTTTAATATATGAAATTAATAATTTAATTGTTTCTGCAATCTTTTCAGGCTCTTTTTTAGGAGTATGAATTATTAACCCCTTAGCCCCTAGTAAATCAGCCGCGATAAAATGATTTACAACAAGATTTATAATATACAATGATTTTTTTTCTTTATGATTAGTTTTGTCCACATTCCAAATGCCCGTAGTTATATAAGCAGAATGCACATATAAATTTATATTGCTAGAATCGCAATATGTTTTGATTGCATCATAATCCATTTTATTAGTATTTGAATTTGCTGGGCCATGTGTAAAAATTTGACATGCTTTTATATGCAATTCTTTAGTATCTGATATTATAGATTGTAGCATATCTTTTCTATTTTTATCATGGTTTAATACCTTTGATATTTTAGCGACATGAACCCCTATTTTAGGCATTGTATATTAATTATAAAAATATATTTTTTATAATTATAGTATAAAATACACATTTTTATAATATTTTGAAATGCATAATTATAAAAATAAACTCAAATCAAAACGCATACTGATGAATTTCTAATTATACACAAATTATATTATATTAATACACATAATTACTTATGTTTAGTTTAATTGTTGCAACGGATGTTAATAACGGCATTTCATTGAATGGTAAAATCCCATGGAATTGTCCGGAGGACATGGTTCATTTTAAGAATACAACTACTAATCACGTCTGTATTATGGGAAGAAAAACATGGGATAGTCTTCCATCAAAATATAAGCCATTGCCAAATCGTATTAATGTGGTATTGACACGAAATCAATGGTCTAATGAAAACGGGTTTCCTGATTTTATTTTTAGCTCTATTGATGATTGTGTGACATATTTTAGTACAAATAAAAAAATGTATAATGGTAAAAAGTTATTTGTAATAGGTGGGTCTGAAATTTATAAGCAGTTTTTAGATAATAATTTAATATATGATATTCATGCCACTCGTATAAATGAAGATTATAAATGCGATAAATTTATATTATACCCACGCATTAAACTTATTTCGGGGGTCAGTTTATCTGAGAATTCTATATACAGTGTATATAATACAATCAACTTAGAAGAAATGACGTTCTTAAATCTCATGAGAGATATTATAGAAAAAGGATATGGTAGAAGTGATAGAACTGGTACAGGTACTATTAGTTTATTTAGTAGAGAATTAAGATTCAACCTTAAAAACAACAATATACCAATGATGACGACGAGACCTGTATCTCTTAAAATAGTATTTGAAGAACTAATGTGGATATTACGCGGGCAGACTAATGTTAATATTCTTAAAGAAAAAAATATTAATATATGGGACCCCAATACGACTCGCGAATTTTTAGATTCCGTTGGATTAAATGCATTACCTGAAGGAGACATAGGGGCATCGTATGGATTTCAAATGCGTCATTTTGGATATGATTATATCGATTGTAACCAAGATTATACTAATAAAGGATTTGACCAATTAGAGAATGTTATCAATTTATTAAAACATAATCCTTACAGTAGGCGTATATTAATTAATTTATATAACCCAACCCAGTTAAATAAAATGGCATTACCGCCATGCGTTTATGGTTATCAGTTTTATGTAGCGGATGGGTTTCTAAGTTGTAAATTAATACAAAGGTCGAGTGATATAGCATTAGCGGGTTCGCATAATTGCGCATCAGGCGCTTTATTAGTTCATATGCTATGCTGTATAACTGGTTTAAAACCGGGTGAACTAATATGGAGTCCGAGTGATATACATATATATAATAATCAAATAAATAGTGTTTTGGAGCAGTTGAAGAGAAATCCCAAACCATTCCCTATTCTTAAAATAATAAAACCCCCAAAGGATAACAATATATTAAATTTCGAATTTGACCATATTCAATTACTAAATTATGATCCATTTACTAGAATTCAATTTGCCATGAATGCATAAATTATTTAAGGATAATATAATTATATTATTATAACATGGACGTTTTGATTAATTGTGCTCATAAAAGTGAAATGAACCAAAAACATAGCTGTATAGCTACTAAAAACGGCAGAATAATTAGTAATTGCCATTACAACTATAAAAGGAATAAAATATTTGGTATTAAATTTGGAACAGCCCATGCCGAAATGTGCGTAGTAAATAATTTGATAAATTCATGCTTTTATGAAAAAAATATAAAACGGTATATTTTATGACATTATACATGGTAAAAAAATATGTGAAAAAATTCGCAAAAAAATAATAAAAAAATTTTCTAAGATTGATTTGACAGTCATAAAGCATAATAGCATTAATTTTAGTTTTAGTAAACCATGCGTGAATTGTTTAAATGTAATAAAAAAACTTGGATTCAGAAATATATTTTATTCTACTGATAACGGCATCGTAAAAGAAAGAGTGAAATCTATTTCAAATAATCACGCAAGTCAGTTATATTTATCGGGTTTAATATAGTTATGACGTATAGAATTGAAAATTTACTTGAACGAAACCCCCATTTAAATTTATAATATTTCCATACTCATCAACTACTTGAATATCTATTTTTTCTATTGTTTCTTTTTTGTTTAAAAATATCTCCATCGGAAACGGTATTTTAAATATATTAGTTGCATCATTAAATTCTAACGGGGCTATTATGTTCTCTATTTTTTTATTTTTAGAAAATGCCGTTTTATTTTTTCTTAATGACCCTATTATATCACTTTTGATAAATAAGTTTCTCGGTCCATTAAAATCATTATCTATCACATTATTAGCTAATATTATACTATTGGCAGTTATAGCGGAAGGTACCGATGAAAATCCCAAAGAATTTAATAAGTCAGTTTTTATTAATACATTACCTGAGTATTTGGAATTGAATGATACCTTTTGACTTATTGGGTCATACGAAAAACCATAGGGATTTATATATTCGGCATTAATTTGTTGTAATTCATAATTTATTCTATCAATAAGTTGTTGCGGTGTATAATTGCTCGGATGTACGAAAATATCAGTTACCGGAAATTCAATTATTCTAATTAATGTAAAATTATTACATTGCGATAAATTAAAATTATGCAATTTTACTAGAATTTGGTCGCATATATTAGTCATGTATGCGGTTGTCGTTTGATAATCCTTATAAATATTTTCTACAGTTAATGAAATGCGTTGATTTACATTAAATGGATGATAAACAATATTATTAAGGTTACATGCTATTTGAAAATCACCATTGCCATTTATTGCTATATCTCTCCATTGATTATTATTTTCGACGTAAGTCCAAGTATTACCTGTATCACTTGATACACATAGTTTACCGCTTTCTACTATCGCAATCATACTAACCCCTGTTGCCGATAATTTTATCTTATACCATTTATTTACATCTGATTTAGGTAGCCATGTGTTTCCTCCATTTATTGAAATAAATATACGATTATTAGTCGATGTAATGGCGGTTATATTACCCGAATACGACATTGATACATCTGTCCATTTATAACCAATAAAAGATGTGTTTGTTTGCACAACATTACCATAATCACTCCATAATAATATTGCACCGCTTGATGTAATTGCTGTAAAATATTGACCGTCTGTGTTTAATGCAATACTTATTATATTTTCGACTGTATTAAATGCTTGAATGTTCGAAATACCCGCGTCATCGATATAACATTTAATGAAATTAGATTCTTTATAATTATAAAATATGACATGATTTAATGACGACATTATCACCGAGTCGTAATTTATAGGTAAATATTCAATCCATGTAACACCAAAATTTATAGAATAATACACTTGTTTATCATTTGTTGTTGAAATCTGATATTTACCGTCTAATGATATTACTACTTTATTCCAATTTTTTGCTTTATTAATTTGTTTCCATGAATTACCCGAGTTATTCGAAACGTATAATGTACCACCATTTTCCGATACAGTTTGCATTTTACCATCATCAGAAATAGCAATAGATGAAAGTTCTTTTATACTTTTCGCAACAAACCATGTTTGACCGTAATCAGTTGAAAAATATATATTTTCGTCGTTATATGATATAACGGTTTGATAGTCGCCATCATTATTCATATCGACCGATACCCAATCATTTACATCTCCGGCTGATTTCCATTCTTGTAAATTCGAATTATACGAATAATATATCTGACCGCCCATGGCTACTGCTGTTGATTTAGTACCGTCCGCGCTAATAGCTATAGAATGCCAAAATCGATTTTCTTCAACTTCGGTCCATGTATCACCCGTATCTAATGAAAAATGGATCTTACCGCCATATTCTATTGCTATTATTTTTGTGCCATCTGAACTCATAGCGACTTTTTGCCATATTTTATTCGACCCAAATGTATTCCATTGAAGGCCCATATCTTTAGAAATATGAATTTGGCCATTTTTAACAACAGCTGCTATTATATTGCCATTTTGTGAGACAGCTATAGATTGCCACTGTCTATTAGTCTCAAGTGTACTCCAATTAGACCATGTTATATTTTTTGTTTGTATATAAATTCTACCATTTAATTCTGCTACTAATCTAATATTATTACCACACGCACAGCAACTCCAATATCTTTCAGCTTCTTCTTCAGTCCAATTTACGCCATTGTTTTCTGATACATAAATATAACCATAACATGGAACTGCTATTTGGTTGCTGCTAACTCCCTTACATATATTTATATCTCGCCAGTTATTTGTAATGGGTATGATATTCCAGTTTTTTCCTTTATTGTTTGTATTATAAATTTCTCTACCGTGTGAAATGATGGTTTGAGTATTACCATCTCCAGAAAGTGAATTGCTTATAGGATGCCGATTACTTTGTAAAACACCCCAGTTTTCCCCTCTATTAAATGATTTATATATATTACCATTTTCTGTACTGGCGGCCATGTATATACCAGAACGGTCCATGGAAATTGAACTATAACTCGCTGTAATAACCGGGCTAAAATATGTATTCCAATCATCATATGATATAAATATTTTATCATTTCGAAATGTCATATGAGTATTCCCATCATATGACATTTTAATATTCGCCCAAACGTAAGGAGTACCGGTTGGTCCGTTTGTTGCATTGACTGTATTAAATCCATCTGTAGTAATAAATATACCCTGTTCTGTTGAAATTGTTACTTTATCCCCCGTTGAATCACACGCTACACCTATAATGCCCAGGCCACTTGAATAGCATTCGTTCCATTCATTATTTATGAATTTATATACTTTAGTACTAGTGTTTACGTAAATTATATCACCAATTCTATTTACAGCAACGCTTAATATACTATAATATAATAATGATATAGGAATTGTTTGTTCTACCCATGGATTACCTATACCGTTTTGAATTAATAAACCAGTTGTATTATTATTAGCCCCGCATATTACTGTAATATTTCCACTTTCGTTGGTATCTATGCCCCA